AGGTCTTGCCAAGGCAAGCATCGACGGTGTATTGACCAAGGATGAAATTGATGCAGCCTTTGGTGCAAGCCCAAAGAAGATTGCAGCCAAGAAGGCAGCCCCTAAGAAAATCTAATGGAACTTACAGACCTTCTCAATGAGAAGGAGTGGCGAAAATGTAGGGGTAGGGAAGATGCAACCACCGAGGAATTGGTGGATGCATTTTCCTATTTCTGCTCTAACTATTGGCACATTCGGCATCCTGAGCGTGGGCGTATCAAGTTCGAGATGCGGGAAGCTCAGATTGAGACTGTGCGATGCTGGATTAACGACCGTTACACGATTGTTTTGAAGGCTCGTCAGATTGGCTTTTCTACACTTGCTGCTACTTTTAGTTTTTGGGAAACATTTTTTTGGTCTGACCGTTTTACGGTAATGCTTTCACGCACCGAGCGTGAAGCATCCAAGTTGCTTCAGAAGACGAAGTACGGCTACAAGATGATGCCTGCTTGGTTGAGGCTTCGTGGCCCAGACCTTTTGTCTGACAACCAATTGAAGATGGTGTTTGCAAACGACTCCTCTTTGGAGTCTTTGCCATCAGGCAACGACCCTGCTCGTGGTGAATCCGTTTATCGGGTGTTTATTGACGAGATGGCGTTTATTCCTAATGCTGCTGAGGCTTGGGCATCTATTGAGCCGATTGCAGATGTTGGTGGTCGTGTCAATTGTTTGAGCACAGCCAATGGTGAGGGCAACATATTTCACGAGCTTTGGGTTGGTTCTCAGACTGGCACTAATCGTTTTACTGGTATTTTCTTTCCTTGGTCGGCTGGCGACCGTGATGAGTCTTGGTATGAATCCAAGAAGGCTGACTTGCCAGATTGGCAGTTGGCACAGGAATATCCATCAGACCCAGAGGAAGCTTTTATCCGCTCTGGTCGTCCTGTTTTTGATTTGGAGGCGATTCGTTTAATTGAGCCGATTGAGCCAGACCGTGGTTATCTTCAGCGTGGTCCAGGTCGTAATCATTTTGATTTTATTGAAGATGGTGGTGCTCTTGCTATTTGGGATTACCCCGCTCGTGATGAGAACTACGTAATTGGTGCTGACGTTGCAGAAGGTTTGGGTCATGGTGACTATAGTTCTTTGCATGTCATTTCTGCGGACACTGGTATGGTTGTTGCACACTGGCATGGCCATGTTGACCCTGACATTTTTGGCGAGGAAATTCTGAAAGAGATTGGTTATTATTACAATTCTGCTTTGATTGGTGTTGAGTCAAATAACCATGGTCTTACGACCCTCAAGGGTTTGCAGCGTTCTGGTTATAGGAATATCTATCGTCAGCGCAAAATGAATCATAGGAATCCTGTTATTTCTGATACTTTGGGTTGGAGAACAACCGCTGTTTCTAAGCCTTTGGCTATTGATGAGTTGAATGCTGCCATTCGAGACGAAGGTCTTTCTTTGTACGATTCGAAGACCATGGCTGAGTTGCGTACATTTGTTCGTGAGGCCAATGGCAAGATGCATGGTAGCCCCCATGACGACAGGGTTATGTCTTTTGCTATTGCCAATCAGATGTTGAAGTACGTTTGGCTTCCTGAGTATAGAACTTCTGAAGCACCTTTGAGGAATACCCTTGGTTGGTGGGAGAAGTACATTGTTCGTGAGGTTGAGCCTCAGAATGCGAGAATTGGTTCTTACAATACGGTTTCTTCCGAAGCGTAACGAATTTCCTTATATCTATGAAAGAATTTCGTTGTTTGGAATGTTTATCGACATTTATTGACGCTGAACTACCCCGTCGTGGTTCAATTTGTTTCAAATGCCACATTCGTAGCATTAATCTTGGTTTTACTTATGGCAAAGAGGATTTTCATGGACCAACAGTCCGTGAACGTGCCAAAGAGCAAGAGCGTCTAGCGGCTGAAGCTGGTATTAAAGCCGAACCTGTCGGAAGCAGGTGGGTGTGACATGGATGCAGTCTGGGTTCCTATCATCGTGGCGGTCATCACAGGACCAGTCGTGGTGGTACTACAAAAACTCAGAAAAGAAAATACGGAGCAACATGCGGAGGGCAGGGACCTGCTCAAACTTGTGGGAATTAAAGTCGACAAAATTGGAAGCAAACTTGACCAACACATCGGTTGGCATGAAGGCAAGAAAGAGGACTAATGGCCAGGACTCCTAACTCCGAGTTGATTACCAGGTACCGAAAGAAGATAAATCAGTCACGTCGTTGGCGACAGGATGAAAAGTACGACGAGCTTTGGCGTCGTATGATTGACATGTATCGTGGCAAGCACTACATCAAGGCCAGCGAGACTGACCAGCTTTTGGTTAATATTGCTTTTGCAACTATTAACGTAATTGCCCCTGGCGTTTCTGTTAACTATCCTAAGATTACTGTAAATGCTCGCAAGCACGAACAGGCCCCTAACGCTGTTGTTACTGAGGCTATTGTCAATTATTGGTGGAGGCACTTTGATTGTCAGAAGGAATTCCGTCGTGCGGTGAAGGACGCTTTGGTTGTGGGCCACGGTTGGGTTAAGACTGGTTATCGTTTTGTTGAAGAGGATGTTGAAAGCGAAACTTCTGATGGCATGGCTGATGGCAGTCCAGAATCTATTTCTGAGTCTGCTCAGATTATTACTGAAGACCGACCATTTGTTGAGCGTATTTCTCCGTTTGATGTTTTTGTTGATTCTGATTGCACTTCCATGTCTGATATGCGTTGGATTGCTCAACGCATTCGCCGTCCTTTGTCTGATGTAAAAAAGGACAAGCGTTATAATTCATCGGCACGTAATGATGCACAGCCAAGTCACTATTCACGTTATGGTCTTGACAATATTGGTGGTCGTGACCGTCCACGGCCTTCTACTGAGCCTGAGGATACTTACGTTGAGATTTGGGAGTATTACGACATAGATTCTGGCAAGATGTCTGTTTTCTGCGATGGCGGTGAGAAGTTTCTTGTAAATCCTATTGACATTCCTTTTTCTTTTGGTCATCCATTTGTGATGATTCCTAACTACGAGGTTCCTGAATACTTTTATCCGATGGGAGAGCTTGAGGCTATTGAGCCTTTGCAGATGGAGTTGAATCAAACTCGAACCCAGATGATGAATCACCGCAAGCGTTTCTCACGTAAGTGGTTGTACAAGGAATCAGCGTTTGACGCTGATGGTCGTTCTGCTCTTGAATCAGATGAAGATAACGTAATGGTTCCAGTAATTTCTGAGGAAAACATTAACAGCGTTGTTGGTCCGATGCCTGCCGTTATTAGTCCTCCAGAGTTCTACAATCAGTCTGAACTTATTTCCAATGACATTGACCGTGTTTCTGGTGTTTCTGAATATCAGCGTGGCTCGTTGCCTGAGATTCGTCGCACAGCAACTGAGGCTGGCATTATTCAGGATGCAGCCAATGCTCGTTCTGCTGATAAGTTGGCGATTATCGAACGTGCTATTGCTGATACCGCTCGTAGGTTGGTTGCTCTTGCACAGCAATTTATGACTGGTGAACAGGCTGTGCGATTGGTTGGCGCTGGCGCCAATCAGGTCTGGTTGAACTTTGACCGTGACTATTTGCAGGGTGAGTTTGACTTCGAGGTTGAAGGCGGTTCTACTCAGCCCGTCAATGAAAGTGTTCGTCGTCAAATGGCCATGCAGGTTGTTGATGCGATGGCACCTTTTGTTGGTACTGGTATTGTTGATATGCCTAAGCTTGCTGGTTATGTTTTGCAATATGGTTTTGGTATCAAGGATGGTGCTTCTTTTATTACTCAACCACCACCACCAGAACCACAGCCGGCTCCTCCTGCTGAACCGCAGATGCCCCCTGAGCAGATGATGCCTCAGGGTCCACCTCCAGGTATGTTACCTCAAGGTATGCCCCCTCAGGGCATGCCACCTCAAGGTGGAATGCCAGGTTTGCCTCCTGAACTTGCCTCTTTGCCTCCAGAAGTTTTAGCACAATTAATGCAGCAAATGCAGGGTGGCGGAATGCCACCTCCAGGTATGTAACGATAAATCCATAACTATAGAGCAACCTTGAAAGGACTCCATGAGTGAAGTAAGTAGCAATGAACCAGTAGAACAAGTTATCCCCGAGGCAGAAACCGAAGGACAAATAACTGAAGCAATTGGAGAAATTGAGAGTCTCAGTGAGCAAGAAATTGAATTGCTTCCTGTTGATGAGTTTGGTGACAAGTATGTCGCTGTGCAAGTTAACGGAGAAGAAGTTCGAGTTCCGCTCAAAGAGGCGCTTTCTGGATACCAGCGTCAGGCGGACTATACCCGCAAGACGCAGGAACTTGGAGAGCAACGGCGACAGGTACAGTTTGGTGCAGCACTGCAGGAAGCTTTGCAGAATGACCCAAAGGGTACTTTGGAATTGCTGAAACAACATTATGGTTTGGACCAGACAGCTTTAACCCCTGAGGAAGAAGAACTGCAAGACCCTGTTGAGCGGCAGTACCGACAGTTGGAACAACGAGTGCAGGCTTTTGAGCATCAAAAGGCTGCTGACGAGTTGGAACGTACTGTTGCTTCGCTGCAATCGAAATATGAGGACTTCGATGCTAATGAAGTTGTGAACAGGGCTTTGGCTCTTGGTTCAACGGATTTAGAGGCTGTCTACAAGCAGATTTCGTTTGACAAGGTGTACGAGGATGCAAAGGCTATTCGTCAGATTCGTTCAAAGGCGGCTGAAGAGCAGACACGCATTACTAGTGCAAAGCGTCAAGCTGGAGTTGTGAGTGGTGCATCAACATCAACTAGTGCTGATGTTTCGGCCAAACCAATTACATCATTGCGAGAAGCATTTGAGGCTGCTAAGCGTCAACATGCCTAACGCTTAACTTAAGGAGACAAGAATATGGTCGCTGCAAACAGCAACTTTGATAATCTATTAACAACAACCCTTGCGAATTACCGCAAGCAACTTACGGACAACGTATTTACTGCTCGTCCATTGACCTACGCTCTTATGGAGAAGGGTCGCATTCGTATGCTTAACGGCGGTACGAAGATTGTTGAGCCACTCATTTACGGTCAGAACTCAACTGTTGCTTCTTACAGTGGCTACGACTCCCTGTCGTTGACTCCACAAGAAGGCATCTCGGCTGCTGAATTCGAATGGAAGCAGTACGCTGCTTCTATCGCAATCAGCGGTATTGAAGAGGCCAAGAACAACGGCGAGCAAGAAATCATCAACCTTTTGGAAGCAAAGATTATGCAGGCTGAAGAGTCCATGCGTGAATCTTTCAACCAGATGTTCTTTGCTGATGGAACTGGCAACAGTAGCAAAGACTGGAACGGCCTTGGCAACTTGGTTGAGTCTGGCAACACCGTTGGCGGAATTGACTCAAGCACCTACGAATGGTGGAGGTCAAAGGAAGACAACGATGCAGTTGCTTTGTCACTTGCTGACATGTCTTCGATGTACAACAGCGTTTCGGTTGGTAATGACCACCCAGACACCTTGTTGACAACCCAGACTTTGTTTGAGAAGTACGAAGCATTGCTTCAGCCAAACCTCCGTTACACGGACACCAAGACTGCAGATGCTGGATTCCAGAACCTGTTGTTCAAGGCTGCTCCTGTAATGTACGACGTACACTGCACCGCAGGCGTGTTTTACTTCCTTAACAGCAAGTACATCACCTTGGTTGGTCACTCAGACAAGTGGTTCTCGCAGACCGCTTTCATGTCGCCAGAAGACACCGATGCTCGTTATGCGCTCATCATGTGCTACGGCAACTTGACAGTTCGTAACCGTGCCAAGCAGGGCAAACTCACGGCAAAGACCGCCTAAGTTAACTAACCTAAAAGGAGAATGAAATGCCACTATTAGCAAACAGCACAGACGGTGCGGTAACACGCAAGCGTCTTGAAACATGGGCAGCAAAAGAAGAGAAGGTAACTGTTGTTGCCGCTACTGATGCAGCCACCGTACAAGCAGCAGCAACGCTCGCTGGCGCCGCACAAACCGTTTACACGATGACGCCAACAGCAAGCCGTACCTTGACCACACCAACTGGTGCGGAACTTGGTGCAGCGTTCACAGACGAAGGTGTCGGTTCAAGTTACCGTTTCACCGTAGTCAACGTAGCAGCAGCAACCCACCCAATCGTGGTAACTGCTGGTGCTTCGGGTGTAACACTTGTTGGTGTAGCAGCAACCTTCTCGGTTGCAGCAGCATCATCGGCATCGTATGTTGCGGTATTCACTGCAGCAAACACGGTAAGCATTTACCGAGCATAAGTAATTTGAATTGGGGGGTGGAGGCCACACTCCACTCCCCTTTTCTTGAAGGAGAATCATGCCAGTAAAGTATCGAATTCTTGACAGCCATGCGGATGCAAAGCCCAAGGCTGGCACAAAAACTTCTATTTACCCAAATGGTAAGTCGGTTAAGTCATCTAAAAAAATCAAATCATCTAGCAAAGGAATGTACTAATGGCAAATCCAAATCGAATGGTTAGGTCAACTGGTGGGGCTGCACGAAATGCAATCGGCAAGGCTTATGTAAAGCCAAAGATGGCTGGTACATCTGCAGCAGGTGCTGGTAAGCGTGGTATCCGTGACATCGCCAAAGGCGCTGCTCCTAAGGGTCCAGGCAAAGATGGTAAGTACAAGCCAGGCGACATGTTCCGTTCTGGTCGTATTGTGCAACCAAGTGTTGCGCCAGGTAAGTCAAAGCCAAAAGCTAAAGTAAGAGTTTCCAAGGCACCCACGATGCAGGCTCGAATTGCAAAATCTAAGAGCCGAATGCAGAAATCTGCAACCAAGGGCAAGAGTGCTTCGCAGGACTTGAACAAGCGTCCAGTAAAAGCTCTTTACAGAAACAAGTAGTACGTACTGTGACTCCTGCCGAGAAGGCAAGAATTGCTGGGCGCAAGGAGGCTGTTAAGTCTGGTACCTCTAAGGGCTTGAGTGCCAAAGAGGCACGAAAGCGTTACTATGTACGCACTCGTGCTGCTGAGTTGGAGAAGAAGACGGGTAAGCCTGTTTCCGCTGAAAAGCGGAAGCAACTTCGTGAGAAGTTTAATTCTGGTGATGTAAGCCGTAAGGGTTTTGCTGCACCGAAGAAGAAGAGCGTATCTAGTTCTTCTTCCGTTCTTGCCGATAAGCCCGTTTCTTCTACGAAGGGCAAGTCTCCTACTTCCCAGATGCAATCTGTTCCTGGCTACAAGTCTGGTTCGGCAAAGCCTGCTGGAAAGAAGGGGCGTAGTTCTTCTGGTAAGACTTACGACTTTGTTCGTAATGAACTTCTTGGTGTTGATGATTTTTCTCGTGTAGGAAAGAATCTCAAGAAGGGCAATTATGGCAAGGCAGCTAAATCTGCTGGTGCAGGTGTTCTTGAACTTGGTTCTACTGTTGCTTCATTGTTTGGTGTAGGTCTTGGTGTTAAGGGCGCTATGGGTGCTGCTAAGGCAGCTAAACTTGCCAAGGGTGTTAAGGCCATTGGTCCTGGTTCTCGTACTATCAAGGCAGTTGCTGTGCGAAAGGTACCTAAGGCGATTGGTTCTGGACCCAAGGCTATTGGTCCTGCTCCCAAGGCAGTTCTTAGGAAGCCTGCTGTTAAGAAGCCTGCTGTTAAGAAGCCACCTGCAAAGAAGCCTGCGGTTAAGAAACCAGTTGCAAAGAAACCAGTTGCAAAGAAACCAGTTGCAAAGAAACCAGTTGCAAAGAAACCAGCTGTTAAG